GAACCATGCCGCTGCCAGCGGGCTTGGGCGCTGCGAACAGATTGTCGGCCTGCTTCTGCATGACCGGCGGCAGCTTCGGCGCCATCGTCTCGCCCATGCGGATGTTGTCTTTCAGATCGGTCATCTTGTGGTCGGCCATGACGATCTCGGCGGTCTTGTCGATCGCCTTGACGCGGATGTTGTTGCCGATCTGCGGCGGCGCCTGACCGCTCTCGATCATCGCCTTCAGGTTCGCCATCTCGCGCTCGAGATCGGCGATCCTCTGCTTGTCGGCGCAGGACCTGCTGGGGCAGGCCGGGTCTTTCTTCGGCTCGGCCTTGAACGTCCGCGTCCAGACGTGCCCGCACCCGCCGCACTCGAACGTGATGCGCTTCACCTTCGGCCCCAGATATTGGTCGCTTTCGACCCACTCGGCGGACAGCGTCTCGACCTCAGTCATGGCGCGCCGCCTCGCGCTTGAAGTTCTGATTGAAGATCTTCCACGGCACGCGCCGACGTCGACCGGGGCCGATCTTCTGCCGCGGCGTCGTCTTCCACTGGTTGCGGATCGTGGCGCGATAGACTTTCATTCCTCGATCCTCCGATAGCCCAGCGGCTCGAAACCGATGCGACGGCCGCCGGTGTTCCGCGCCGTCCAGAACCCGACCATAACCCAGCGTCCCAGCTTGCGGTCGATCTCGCGCGTCGTGCGCCACTGCGCTTCAGTCTGACTGACGCCGTCCGACGTCAGCAGAACATATTGGTGGTCGTAGGGATAGGCGCCGTACTTGCCGGGCTCGGGCGGCTCGGGCATGTCGAGCCAGTCGACCTTCGGCGCTGGCGCCGGTTCTTCGAACAGCGGGTCGGGCGCTGCGGCCTTGAACGCGACGTTCTGCGGTTGGGCGTGCTCGTGCGGCGCTCTTGCCATCACTTGAACTTGTTTATGTTGCGAGGGCCTGAAGAACCCGTGGGTTTTCCGTCCCCTTTGCCGACATAGGGGCGCTGAAGTTTAGAGTTCGCTATCTCCCGGCGCACTTCTTTCTGGCCCGTATCGTAATTCTTCGCCTTGGCGGCGTCGTTCTGCTTCTTGGATGGCCTGTTCAATATATTGGCATTCTTAGTAGGTCTCGGCATACTAACCTCCTGCTAAACCAGTCCGACGTCCCGCATCCACTTCGGCGGCTGCGGCTCTTCGTTCGCGCGCGCTTCCGCCGACGCCATGAACCGCTCGACGATGCCCATCATGCGGCCCTTCATCTTCTCGTTCTGCGACTTGCTCTCGCTGTCGGAGACGACCTGGTAGGTCTGCCCGGAAGCGATCATATCCTTGCGGATCCATTCCGACCACGCCATCCACGAGAACGCCGCCGCGAACACACGGTCGTCCTTGCAAGCCGCGTCCTTCGATTCCGGGGCGCCGATCTCGCCGTCGTCGACCACGACGATCGACATCTCGTGAAGCAGCCCCAGCGACCGTATCACAAGTTCGCGACTGGAATAGGCGCCGCGAAAACCATGCATCAACGGCGCCTTGGTCCGACCCGTCGTGTTGAAATTGTAGATGTAGCCCGTGCCCATACTGTCGGGCCGATGGTAGAGATACCAGCGCGCATTCTGGAAAGCGTCTTCCCAGCCTCGCTCTTCCGACCTTTTCTGATGCATCTCGGACTTCAGAAGCTGCTCGAGATGCTTGACCTCGGACATGACGAGCGCGCCGGGGCCGCCGATTTCGAGATTGATCATGCAGTTCCGATAGGCGCTCGCCAGATGAAAGAGCACCCAGCTCGCGTGCTTGACGTCGGACGCAACGACATACTCGGCGACCTGGACCATGATGTCGGCGTAGCAGCGCCAGACCAGAATCGCGTTCGCGTCCTTGTGGTCGTTGCGCCCGTAGGCCGGATCGAAGCCAATGACATAGGCGCCGTTCTCGTGCGGCTCTTCCCAGACCTTGAGTTCGACGTTCTCGACGCTGTCGACCTCGGGGTCCAACTTAACCATGGAGAAATGAAAAAAGTCGTCGCCGCACTCGTAGCGGTAGCCCTGGAACAGCGGCTGATCGTCCATCAGCTTCTTGATGTCGTCGCCGACGACCCGGGACTGGAAAAACGAATAGCCGGTCATCACGAAAGATTGATCGGCCGTCCACGGTTGATTCTGATCGAGAAGACCTTGCTCGGCGCCGGCCTTGGTCTGCTTCCACCGATACCACGCCAGCTGCTCGGGCGTGATCCGGTGATTATAGAGCCTCGCGACATCGACGATGTTCTTGTGCTCTTCGGCGCTCTTCGCATGGAGCCCATAGATCGGGAACCGGGGATCGTTGCGCTCGATCCGGTTCGTGTCGCCCGACCACCAACCGATGAAGAACGAGCGCTGCATCGGGTCGTTCAGCCCGTCGTACCATCGGGTTCGCCAATGGTTCATACCGTCGGCGGTGGACTCGAAAATATAGAGCCGGTGCGGGTTCTGCTGCGCGAACCGCTCTTCGAGGGACTTGATGCCCTCGACGTCGCCGTACTTGGCAATTTCTGTGATGTGCGCCAGCGCGTAACCGACGCCTTCCGCCCAGGACAGGCCTTTGCGCTTCGTTCCGGCCACGAGCAAGTCCAGACGGCCGCCGTTGCTGAAGTGCATCGACGTCCGGTTGTTCTTCACGATCTTGAAGGAATCGCCGAAATAGCCGTCCTCGAAGGACTCAATATACTTCGTCAGGAGGTCGCGGTTCGCGTCGCGCTTCTTCTCGTCGTCGGTGACGAGACAGCCGATCAGATTGGGATGCAGCGCGAACCAGAACACGTCGATCGCGAGCGAGATCGTGGTTACACCGAGCTGCGCGCTCTTCAGGCAATTAAAAACGTGGACGCCATTGTCCAGGCCGCTGCCGACCTCTTGCAGAAACCGGCGCTGACTTTCCCACATGACGAGCGGGTCGCCGCCAGCCTCGGAATTGGCTGACTCCTTCGACGTAATCCGCAAGTCCTTCGCGAACTCCTCGAACAACTTCAGCCAGCGCCCGGATCGAAGCTTCGCCATCAGGTGAAAACCGACCCGCGCATGGCGCTGCCCCAATTCGTGCTCGTCATCACGTCGACCTCGAAATCATGTTCCTCCAGGATCTTGATGGCTCGTGTGAGATCGTCCCGCTTTTCGCGGCCGCGCGCGGCGTCGCACTCCATCGCGTCGCCGCGGGCCTGAAACATCTGCTGAAGCCGATTCACTTTGCCGGGCTTCGCCTTGAACCGCTTCGCCAACTTGCGCTGCTGACTGGCGCCGGTCATCTTATCAGCGATCGCCTTTTCGAGTTGGCCCCGAAGGGTCGCCAGATGCCGTACGGCGTCGCCGACGACATCGAAATTCTCGGGCTGGCCGCAACTTCGCGCGATCGCATTCAGCACGGCGTCAACCGCCGCCACGGCATGCGTCATCGCCATGGAATCGCGCGTGTCGGCCGGCTTCTCGCCGATCTCACCGGTCGCGTCGTAACGCGCCCGGCGTTGGGCGTCGCTCAGCGTGTCGTAGGCCGTCTTGACCAGCGCGAACGACTCCCGCGAGCCGCCGGCGTCGGGGTGCTCGCGCTTGGCGGCGCGCCGATACGCAGCCTTGACCGCGGACGGAGGCGCGTCTTTCGGAAGATCGAGTGCGGCGTAAAGATCGGTCACGTCAGCCCCATCCGTCCGCGCCAGTCATCGTCCTGGGCAGGCGGCGCCGCGTCCGGCTGATCGAACAGGCTCGTCTGCACGTAGGATTCCGGCGCCGGGGCCGTCTCGGGCTCGGGCCTGTCAAAACCGGCCTCGATCGCGCTCTGCGCGGCGTAGTAGAACGCCGTCCACAGCGGACGCACGAACTCGGCCGGCGGCGCTGCGTAGCCGTTAACCGTGCCGAACTTGTAAGGTTCGCCGAGAGCGTATTTCGCATCCGGGTTTTCCCCAGTGACGGCGAACGCGATGATCCGCGCCAGTTCCTCAAACTTGTCCGTCACGTTCTGCTCTCCCATCCGATCGGATCTCTTTCGAGCACAAGAGGCTTGAGGGCCTCGTTCCATTCGTCGGGATGGTCGACGCCCCACGCGATCGCGGCCTCGATCGCCCGCTCG